GTTTAGTCCTCGTTTGCTAACTTCTCAAAGAAAGACAATGACTCATCGTCATCATCAAATCCACCAGCAGTCGCCAAAGCAGGTTCTTTCTTAACTTCTGCTTTTGGTGCTTCAGCAACATCCTCTGCTTTAGAAAAATCTTCAGCAGTAGTCTTAGGTGCTAAACCATTAAGACCAAGTACACGATTCAACTTAGTTTCTAACTCAACATATGACTTAAACTTCTTAGGATCTAAGAACTCTTTAAGTGAGTACAAAGAATCATATACCTTTTCTAATGCTTCATCATCTTCAAGCAACTTACTAGGTGCATCAAAATCAGACTTGTCATAGTTACGATATCCTTCAACCTTACGAATCTTCAGTTTAAAGTCAGCACCTTCCCAGAAGTCAAATGGGTTTACTGCTGTTTCATCCTCAAACTCTGGATTCATCGACTCATTGATTTTATCCCAGATCTTCTTACCGAATTGGTATAAGAATACTTTACCTTCATTCGCAGGATTACCTGGATCTTTAACCACATAGATGTTAGCAAAGTATTTTAATCTACGTTTTTGTTTTCTTGCTTGCTCTTTACCAGCATCAGTTCCATTGTTCCAAAGAGTTGAGTTGTACTCACCTAGTGGATCTTTTTCACCGATAGACGTTAAAGAGTTTTCAATGTACCAACCACCTGGACCTTGGAAACCATGGTCAAAGATTCGAACCCAAGGAAGGTCTTCACCCTGTGGTTCTGGTAAGAAACGAATAACAGCATAACCGTTACCTGATTTATCTACTTCAGGTTTCCACAGACGTTCATCTGCTCCACCCCAACCACCTGATTTGGTTTGTAGTTTTTCTGTTTCTTGAATTAGTTTTGAAAGAGAGGAACCTCTCGATTTTTTTAATGATGCGAAATCACCCATATTATTTTCTCCGTATTGTATTGTATTATTTGTATTTTTCTTATTCACATTATTCATAATGTACACTTACTATTATACTCTCTTCTCACTCATAAGTAAAGTTTTCGAGCACAATTCTTTTATATTTTTTCTTATCCACTTGTAGTCTATTATGAAGGAAAGGTTTATATTTCCTCATCATATCTACAAAATCATTTAGTATATTATCTCTATATTTATACCACTCGTCAGAGTAGTTTACCAGATCGTCTAGTATAACCATTGTTTCTAAACTGATTTTACCTCGTGAGTATAGTCTGAATAATATTGGGTGTTTATTGTCAATCATCTTAAACACGTTGTTAAAGTTTTCTTCATACTCATTAATCAAACTGATATCTTCTTTAAACGTATAAGTCATTGACTCAATCACTTTCTGCCACTTCTTATAGTTTACTTGATTGTTCTCTTGCATTAGATTGCCGATCCAAGAGTCACTATTACGAGTGATGTTTGCTACAACGTAGTCAATAAATTCCTCATGCTTAAACTTCTTACTTGCTTTCTCAAAGAAGTATTTGTCTTTACGAGTTTCATATGATGTAGCACTTGCTCTTACTTTACCATTATACTTAAAGAAGTCATAATTCTTATTAGTGAAGTGTTGCTTCAGTGCTAGGTATGTTTTGTATGTATCAAACCCATTCATCGTAAGAATCAAATCGGCAACCTTGCAGTCTTCTCGAGATAGTTGAGATCTTGTGCCTCAACTTTAATCTTTTCTTTTATCAAAGGGCAAAGTAGTTTTGCTGTATCCTCAATATCAAATTCGTTTTCTTCGCACCACCAAACGATTGCATCCATATAAGGAATGCGTTTAGATATTACTAATCGTTCAATCATCTTTGAAAACTTTTCTTTGTTTAAGACTTCAATCATTCTATTCCTTTTATTATGGTGTATAATTTATTATACTATACATTAGAATAAAAGTCAAGTATTATAGATCTTTCCTTGTAGACTGATTGATATCGCATTGTGCCATACGATACATTTTTTCATCTATTTCCTGAGAACTGAGTGTTTCTAGGCATGAACATCCGAACTCAACCAAAGTGTCCATCCAATAAGCATATTCTAATTGCTCTTCAATCGTGAGCATTTCCTTAAAATACACCTCATTCCATTTGTCGTTTTCATCCATAAGTATGTGCTCTATACTGTAAAAGATTCCCCGCATCCGCATGTTGCTTTTGTTAATGGATTATTGAATTCAAATCCTTCATTAAGACCATTTATAACATAGTCTATTTCTGTGCCATCAATAAATGTTAATGACTTTTCATCAACTACTATCTTAACACCATTAGAGAAAAACTCTTTATCGTCAATATTTATTGTATCAGCGAACTCTAATTGGTATGCATACCCCGAACAACCAGTTGTTGTAATCAATACTCTTAATCCGAATCCAGACCCTCTCTTTTCTAGGAACCCCTTTACTCGTTCAGCACCTGAATCTGATATTGTAATCATACTGAGAAACTACTCCCGCAACCGCATGTTGTTTTAGCATTTGGATTACTGATAATGAATCTGGAACCTTGAAGGTCTTCTAAGTAATCTACTGTAGAACCTATTAAGTATTGATAACTCATTGGGTCAACAACAAGTCTTACCTCATTGTTTATAACTGTACTGTCTCCTTCTTTGTAATTATCATCGAAAGTGAATCCATATGAGAATCCTGAACAACCACCACCAGTGATATAGACTCTAAGTTTTAGATTATCATTACCATCTTCTTTAATCATGGTTGATACTTTGCCAGCAGCATTATCAGTAAAGTCAATCTCTGCTTCGAATAGTTCAATCATCTTAACTTAGCAAGTAACTGCTCCTCCGTTTCTACATTATCAGGATCTGATAAACAACAGTCTACTGGGCAGACTGCTGCGCACTGAGGTTCATCGAAGTGTCCAACGCATTCAGTGCATTTATTAGGATCTATCTCATAAATCTCATCGCCCATATAAATTGCTTCATTTGGACATTCAGGTTCACATACATCACAATTAATACATTCATCTGTTATGAAGAGAGACAATGTTCTTTGTAGTCCTTAATAGCAGCTTTAATACAATCTTCTGCTAATACCGAACAGTGAATCTTAACTGGAGGTAGTTCTAACTCTTCTACTATTTCAATATTCTTAATATCAGATGCTTCATCTAACGATTTACCCTTAACCCACTCGGTCAAAAGAGAAGATGCGGCAATAGCAGATCCACACCCATACGTCTTAAACTTAGCATCTTCAATAATGCCATCTTTAGTTACTTTGATTTGCAAACGCATTACATCACCACATGCTGGTGCGCCAACCATACCCGTACCTATCGTTGGGTCACCTTTTGGGAAAACACCTACATTTCTAGGGTTTTCGTAGTGGTCTAATACTTTCGGTCCATATGCCATAATTTAACTCCAATAATCTTCATCTTCCATAATATATTCCTAATCCATCTCTGTGATACCAACGATTAAACCATTCAGAATATTTCTTTTTATCTTCTTCCGTCATGAATTCTTATATCCATGCCAATTAGTTGTATCTGGAAATCCACTCCACCACTCGATTTGTTTAAGTCGTGCCATGATTAATTTATGTTTAGGCAACCTTATTTCTTGTGGTTGTTTATTATTAAGATACATTGTGAATTTAAGATCTTCACAGAGTGAAGCCTTTTTATTATAGATTCTATCAGCTCCTTTTAAGAAACCGCATAGTCCTGAGTCATGATACATATTTTTTCTCCTTTTGTGTTAAAAGGACATCGTTGTCTTACTTTTCGGTCCGTCGTTAGACCATTTTTAATTTAAAATTCTTTAGGTATTGCTTGTATGCTTTCTCAACAACCTTGTTATTAGGGTCTCCTTCTGCTTTGAATTCAACCCATATCCCCATCTTCTGCCCCATTGTGAGTTGGTCATACCACTCATGCATTGGCAACTTTTTCATTCTTATTCTCGAACCATCTAACAGCTTCTTCATCCCATTTGTCCATTCTTACATATGACATATAACGAGGAGAACTAACCATGTTAGGATCCATATCTAAACCGATTCCTTCCATGAAGTTTACGATACCAATACGTTCAATCATTTCACCAGTACGTTCGTGCTCAAGAGCATTTTCTGCAAAGAAGTCAATAACTTCACCTGCTAATTCTTCAATGTACTCAAAGTCTTCAGGGGTATCCATTTTAAGGAATGGAACAACAACTGTACCAAATAAGTCACCAATCTTCAATGTACGTTTACCACCCATACAAATCGTTATACCTTTGTCATCACCAGTAGCAAGTATTGCCTCTGCTGGAGCATCTTTTTGGATATAATTATGAGTCAAAGGTGAAGTTGCATTTAAACAGTGCATACACTTAACACAGTTTTTGTTGTCAATAGTTAATGAATTGTCTGCTTCAACTTTCATACACTGTGTTGGACAACGTGATGTAATGTTGTCAAAAACATAGTCCATACCTTTATCTGCAACCATTGCTTTCCATAAGTCTTGGTTGATTTTAATATCATCT